ACCTTTGCCTTTAGTAAAGCCACCATATTCTTGGTACTTGCTGGCTTGGTCCATAAGGTCTTCCATTTTCTTTTGAGTATCGTTAATCTTATCCTGTTCAATTTCAGGGTCATAAGAATCTCGAAGGTCTTGGAGTGCCTTGTATTTTTGTTCTGCAACTGATAACCAGCCATCAACGTCATCACGTGATTTTGCGCGGTCTAATTCTAGTGTGTATTTAGAATCATTTTGGTCATAGTCATATTGCTTCTTGCTTTTAACAGTATAACCTTGTTCATTATCTGCTTTCAAGTAAATCTTGTCACCAATGATTTTCTTCTTTTCATCACCAGACTTGAATTTAGCAACGTCAACAGCTTGTTCAGCTTTTTCTTTACTATCAAAGTTCTTAGTTTCACCATCAATAGTTGCGTAATACTTGCCGTTAGACTTGTATTGTTTAACTTCTGAGTAGCTTGAAGCTTCACCAGTAACACCGGCTTTTTCTTGTTCTTTTTTGATTTGCTCTTTTTCTTGAGCTAATTCTTTAGCAGCACCCTTTTCATTGATGATGTTTTGACGGAATGCAGGACGGTCTTCAACTTTCAAATCACGTTGTTGTTCACGTTGTTGTACGTTTAGGCCAGTAGTATTGCCAAATCCTTTATCGTTGGTAACCCTGACTGGGCTGAACGCGTTAAGGGTTGGGTTGTCGTTTTTAAGGTCTTCACCTGTGTATGGGTTCTTTCTTGCTGGGACGTTTTTGTTGAGTCCTGGAATGTCTTTAACGATACCTTGCCAGATTTGTTCTGGTGTTCCCTTGTCATAGTCAACCTTTCGTTGTGTTGGGTCTACTTGACGGCCAATCCATGAAACCATTGATTTGAATGGAGACAATTGGTTAGCTGTGTTTGTAGCTTGATTAGCAAATATATCACCTAATTTAGCACCATCTTTAGCTTGCATGATAGATGTCATATCACCTACACTCTTCAAGTATGATTGGTCACGGAAGAATCCAAGTACACCTGAAGCTGTACCGGCAAACTTATCTAGTGCACTTTGGTCAACTGTTCCCTTGTCTGAAGCGTCTTTATATGCAGCAACCATAGCAAGGTTAAATGCAATAGCTGGGTGAGTCTTAGAATAACCGTACCATTTACCACCAATCTTGATAGCATATGGTTGTTTTCCTTCAGCACGGAATGCGTCACGTTGCTTAGGGTCTGTTGGTTCACCAAATGTGATAGCGTCATTAGCAGCAAGCGCGGCACCAGCTGTTGTAACTAGTGTTGTACCCATAAGTGCTTTTGCAGCTTGTTGTGTCTTATTAGCTGAGCCGTGAAGTGTCAATATACCAGCTGGAGAATACTCAATACCTTGTTTGAATAGGTTTGTAGGAGTGCTAACAAATGGGAATGTATATTTAGCAAATGTTCGTAGGTACGGGTTCTTAGCATTTCTAGCTTCTTGTACTTGCTTAGGAATGAAGTCAATCATATCCAACAAGTGACCTTGGCCTTCTTTATTAAGCTCTTGACGGAATACTCGATATTTAGCAGCGTCGTCAGCCATGCTATCAATTTGTTCTACAGTGTATTTAGTTCCAGTTTTAGCAGCTCGCTTAGCAAATGCTGCAGCTTCACCACCTTTAGATAGTGTTGTAGCAAATTGGTCAGAAGCTTCTAGTAGTTTTGGAACAAATGATAGGATTGTATCTGCTTTACCGGCGGCACCCTTTGTAGCTAATGGTACGTTACGAAGCACGTCCATGTCTGGGTTACCAGTAACTTCTAGTCCCTTCATTACATTTTTGAAGCGATTAAAGGCTTCTGGAGCCGCTTTAAAGCTTCCCTTAACATAAGTACCAGCTTCACTAGCAAAACGCGTTCGTGGGCCTCCTGTGATGACCGAACGGCCAGCGTCAACAGCACCTTCAAATGCTTTTTGTATAGGAGCAATACCACCAACACCTGAAAGGTTAGATGTGATGTTTACAATATGTGTCAAAGGTGATGAAAGCATGTTTGTGTAACGATACTTGTCAAACCAGTCTTCTTTTGTTGCTTTAACAAATGTTCGGTAGAATTCAGCTTGTTCTTTAGCTGTTGGATTAGCACCTAATTTCTTAGCTGCTGCAATAGCTGCGTCCAAATCATCAGTATTTTGGGCAATCTTCTTAAGCATTACATCAAGTACAGTTCGTTCTTGTGGGCTTGCTTTAGCTGCAAATGCTTGTAGAGTACGACCAGCGTCAGCTGCTGCTGCGTGTTGTCGTAATAGACCTTCATTTAATCTACCAGCCTCTTCTGGGGTAAGTGTTCCAGCTGCTTTTTTAGTAATAAGCGCTGCATTATCTTCTCGAAGTGTTTGTAATCCAGCTAGATAATCTTTTGTAGCTGCTCGGTTTTTAGGATTAGTTAAGATGTCACGAGTAACTTTTGCATGTTCTCGGACTTCCTTATTGGTAAGACGTGCACCTTTTTGCTTTTGAATCTCTTCAGTAAGACCCTCTTCAGCCTCTCGTAGTGCTTTCTTAGCTTTTCGTGATACATTTAAAGTATCAGTATTTAACTTAGAAGGAGGCAATGGTGTATTATCTGCGGACTGTTGCAACGCTTTTGACAAAGGCACTTGGCTTGGCTCTGGGGCTACTTTTGGTACTCGCCCTGTTGGGACTGGGGTATTAGGTGAACCAGGAAGACTTTGTTTTAGTACCTGTTTTGCTTGGGTTTCTGCTGCTGACTGGGCTACTTCTTTTGATTTGCCTGGTATTCTAGCAAATCCATTTTCATCATTCATTACATTTTTAATGAGTGTTTTACCCTTATCAGCTACTTTTGATACACCGGCCTTAATATCTGACGCCATTTGGCCAGGGTTAATAAACCCATCTTGATTGCCAGATAGTTGTCGCATTCGGTCTTTAATCTTAATCATGTCTTTTGGTGTAGCATATGGGCTAGCTGCAAATTCCATAAGAGTATTAGCTTCAGCCTCTTTGGATAGCTCATTCTTAGCTGGAGCAAGTCCTGGTTTTTTGGACGCAGCTTCTGCAACATCATCAGCTTTGTTATATTTGAACGCACTAAATCTTGCAAGTGAGGGATTATCATCAATGTTATTAGGAAGACCAAGCTCTTTAGCTTTTACAGTATATTCATAAACCTTGCCACCATTTTGTCTTTTTATATCATTAGCATATGTCTTGCTTGTTGTTACCCAATCATCAGCATTAAGTTCATTCTTAGGTGAAGAACGATAAACTTTTACATCAGCTTCCGGGTCAGCCATTATCTTTTTAAGATTAGTTATATCTTGTTGGTCAAATCTAGTAAGACCATATTTACCCTTTACTTGAGCAATCGTATCATCAAGATTATTGATAGATGAGATTGGAGTTACATCTTTTAATGTATGTGGACCCTTATATGAGGTATCAGCTTTACCTGGAATCTGTACATAGCCACCTTCACTTATAGACTTGAGTGTTCTATTGCGTTCAAGTACAGCGTCTTTAAATGCACGGTCATTAGCTTTAACAGATGGGTGCGTTTCTTTCATACCACCAGCAAGTAATTTGCCACGTTGGTCATTAAGCATTTGGATAGTATCGTCTAATGCAAGTACAGATGGGTGTTTAGCAGCCATTGTAGATGGTTTTAGATTATCTACAGTATTAGCAATAGCTGGGGCTACTTTTGGAGCACCCTTAGTAATAACTTGTCGCATACCAGCGCCAGCGACTGGAATTGCACCAGATACACCAGCACCAATTGCAGTATCTCTTAATAATTGTCTAGGGTCTATTTTTCCATTATCTTGTAATTGTTGACCAGCTGAGTATGTAGCACCATATCCAGCACCTTCAGCCGCCATAAGACCCGCTTTTGCATATAGTGGCTTAGAACCAAGCATAACAGCAACTGAACCACCCTTAGCAAATGGAGCAACAGTAGCCATTGTTTGTAGTGTTCCACCACCTACTTTAGTTACACCAGTCTTTAAATCACCACGTCGTGAATCTTCAGCACCATAAAAGGTACCCATATTGAAGAGACCACCTTCATTTTGATTAAACATTTCATGACCAGCGTCTTGCCGTCTAAATGTGTCATCGATAAGCGGGTTTAATAAGTCTAGTTTACGTTGTGCTTCTTTATAAGCAAATGTATCACCACGCTTTTGGGCGTCAAGCAACTCTTTAGTTAGATTAGATTTAACGTGAGTATAGTAAGCACCCTCAATAGTAGCAGGTATCTCAGCTAATTGAGCCCCAGCTGTGTTTAACATCTGTACTGGAGCCTTTATAAGCGACTTACCAACATTGATTGTGGGTGTTTTTATTTGTTCCCAAGCATTACGGTTGTCATTTATAGGAGCTCTTGTTTTCCATGAACGACCATTATCAACAATATTAACCTGGTCATAGCCACGACTAAGACCCCGGGTCAATGAATTATTAGTCCATTGAAAACCAGGGGTATTATCGCTTTTAATATTGACTGGGTTAACAGTTCCAGGAGCTACGCCACGTTGGTTAGTGTCGTATGTTCGACCGCCGTCCCATGGATTTGCCTGATGGTAAACTCCTTGGGCTTGCTTTAGTCGGTCCTTACCCCATTTTAGAAGGTCGGCCATTTACTTAAACCCCCTTTAAGCTAACTGCTCTTTTTTCTTGTTTCCTTGAAGTAGTGTCCAGTATGCACCAGCACCTTGAGCCATATTAGGGTCTACACCTGAACCAACTGATGGTGCAGCGTATCTGTCATATGTGTAATCAGATAGTGTAGGAGCTTTATATGTAGCTTGTCGTGCTTGCAACTGTGGATTTGCGCCAAGTGCGTCGATTTGAGAGATTAACTGGTTAATTCTTTGCATGTATGGTGTACGTGCGTTTCGAGCTTGAGTATAGTTTTGACCACCAGCTTGAGCTCGTTGTACAGCCGCGTTTGCTTTTTCTTCTTGTAACTTAGCTTCTGTTTGAGAAATACCACTACGAAGTGCTTGCTTTTGTGTTTCACGTTGAGTGCCAAGGTCATTAGATGAATCTTGCCAATCTTTTTCGTAATCACCCCATGCGGTATCAAGTCCACCAATGTTACGGCTGTAAGCTGTTTGAACTTGTTGTCGTTGTTGGTTTCCTTCTTTAGCTGCTGCGTATGGTGCAAGAATTTGAGCCGCTGATGAGTTACCAGCACCTTTAGCACCTAGAAGTCGTTGAAGACCTGTGTTACGGTTACGAACTGAAGAGTTAATATTGCTTTTAGCTGTAATGTTATCTTCAACAGTTTGACCACGCTTAGTAGTGTAGTCTCGGTTAGTAACCTCTTTATCACCTAATAAACGGTCATATGCTGATTGATATGACCGGTCAATATTTTGTTCACCAACTTGTTGTTGTGTACCAAGTCGACCAATTTGACGGTCAGCATTGTCTAACTGGTCTTGCCAGTAAGCCATTTCATCGGCTTTAGCTTGTGCGTTTGGGTCTGTCGCTACTTGACGCGTATTGTTAGCTGGGTTTTGTTCTTGTTGCCATGCAGCATAGTAATCTGCAACTTTTTGGGCAGCCATGTCTTGGTAGTATTGGTCACCTCTAGCGTCACCAGGTGCTGCTTGGTTCCATTCATTTAAGTTACCGCGGTCTACGCCACCATCGTTACCAGTATAGTTAAGCGCTAATTGAGCTGAACTATCACCTTGTTGAGCGAGGTAGGCAAGATAACCACGAAAGTCATTGTTTCCTACGTAATTTGCCATTTTAGTTTCCTATAAATAGATTAAAAGATTTTTTCCTTTAACCTGTCTATGACTTCTTTTTTGTCTTAAGATGGTTGTTAACTTAATAATAACATAAAAAGAGGCTATGTTGTACATAGCCCCTAATTATTGTGCGGTGTATTAAGCCGCTACGACTGTGCCGTCTGGAGAGATTGGCTGCCACAATAGGTAATATTCGAGAGAACCACCGGTAATAGTTGTAGTACCAATAGTTTCTTTAATATCTTCTGAAACAAGCTTCGTAAGAAGTGTTGTAGATTCAGTTTCAACCGAAGCGTCAACTGTACCGTCTTGCATGTGCCACATTTCACCAGTAGCAATAGTGGTTGCGTTAGCTACTTGTGGAAGTAGTCCGGCTCCAGTAATGGCTGTACCAACTTGGATGGTCGGGGTACCACCACTCGTAAGAGTAGCAGTACATTTCGCAACGATTTTTACACGCACTAATCCAGTAACGGTAAAGATAGTCTTTGCGCTTGCGGCTCCTGTAGAACCAGCTGCATATGTGATTGCCTTTTTACAAGCATTCCATCGTCCAGCGTCGTGAGCTACAGCATAGTCGCCCGTGTTTTGACCAGTAATCGCCATATTAAGTTCCTTTCAAGTTTAGAGGGAGCTCGAAGGCTCCCCCAAAAGGGTCTAGGCTTCTTTAACCCAAACACCTTTAATTTCAGTAACACATGGACCGTTTGCGTTCGCTGTGTAAGCGATTGAAACTTCGTCTCCAACTTTTGCAGTTGCAGCTGTGTTTTGAATTTGTTTACCGTCAGCAGATGTACCGTCAGCAACGTTGAAACCGATTAGGGTATCAGCTGCGGCTGGGTCAAATGCAATACCGTTTCCGTTAGAACCAGTACCAGTAGGACCTGAAGTTACAGGAACACCACCGTTACGGATTGTAAAGAAACCAGTTGTTGCTGCGGCTGGACCTGTTACAACACCGTTAGCGTAAATTACGTTTTGAACGTAACCGCTGTCTGCTGCTGCCAAAGTCTTAGCTTCAGTAACGTTTACCCACAATCGTCCATCAGGACCAACATAGGCTGTTGAGTTTGCTGGGTTTGCCATTATTTTTCACCTTCCTTAGTTTTACTTGCTTTTGGAGTTTTTGGAGCTTTAGGCTCTTTTGGTTCCTGAGCATTCTTTTCTTCCAAAGCTTTTTGGGCGGCTGCAAGTTCTGCTCGTAGCTTAAGGACCTCTGGAGAATCCTCTGGGCGTCGTCCAAATGTAGTAGGCAGTCTATTACCTTCATCATCGAACATTACCCTTACCCAACCCATACGTACCAAAGCGTCTGCAGCTGCAGTGTGAAACACCTCGCTTTCTTTCTCTGATACTGGGTCAAAGTACAATCCCGGTTCATTAACCTGAGATGTGTTTCCTTCGTTACCTACACCGATTTGGTCAGGTCGGTAACCTCGGAATGCTGATTGGTCTGCCATTGCTTTTTCCTTTCTTTAAGATATAGCGTTATTTAGCTTAGTCAGCTGTTCGTGTCCAACCTTTAGCAAGAAGTGCTTCTACAGCTGCTTGTGTAGTAACTGTAACTGTAGCACCTCCTACCGGAGCGGTAAAGACACCAGGCGCGTACTGATTGTGACGAGCCTCTTTCCCTGATTTGACGTTTAAGTTTGGCATGAGTAAATCTCCTTCCTAAAGATTAGGCTGTTTGTGAGATTACAATTCCCTTACCACGTGCAGTTGTAACAAAGGCGTCGTAGTAACGTCGACCTTCAACAACCCAACCGTCAATACCTTGAACTTCCTTCAAGATTCGGTATGTGTCGAACTTGTGAGGAGCAATCAAAGTTTCTTTGTGAACAATCATGTACTCTGCCTTTGCAGGTAGGTAGCTAGATGGAACTTTAACGATTGCAACACCATCACATTCACCAACTTGACCGTTGATAAGGTTCTTAGCAACGATTTCTGATGGCTTTGTGAAGTTAGCGTCAAGCTTCAAGAATGTAAGGTACTCAGGAGTAACATACGCAACACGTCCGTCTTGTGGGACAAACTTGTTGTCAAGAACAACTTGACCAGCAAGGAACTTAGTGTAAGCAGTTGAAGCAGTTGATGTAGTACCTGAACCAACAGCTGTGAATGAGTTAGCTACAGCGTAAGCGTGCAGTGTAGTCAATCGGTAGATGTCAGTGTTAGGAACACAAACAACTTCAATTTGTCGCTTCAATGTGCTACCAGCTTCAGTAACCATCATGCTGTCTTCGTAGTTACCACGGTCGATAGAGTATGTGAAGCTCTTGTCTTGTGATAGAACGAAGGTTTGCTTAGTAGTATCTAGTTCAGCCAAGCTACCGAAACGGTTAGTACCTGAACGAACGTAGTTACCTTCAGCAACGGTTTCAACACCGTAAATAGATACAGAGTTAACACCGTTATAGCTAAGACGGATACCTTTGTTGATGATGTTTGAAGTAACTGATTTTAGACGAAAGACTTCATCAATAGTCTTTTCGTACTTTGAGGCATAGTTTTGTGCCATTTCAAATATCCTTTAAGTTTTATGCGCGAGGACGGTTTTAATCGTCTTTGCTGAGCAAACCTTTAAGGAATGGGTCTTCTTTCGCTGTACGAGGTGCTGTACTAGATGGTGTTTCAGCTGCGGCCAATTGCTTGTCAGCGGCTTTCTGTCCTTCTATCTTTCCCTCTACTCTCGACTTCGCCCCACTACTTATGTGGGTATCAGCAAACGCTTTATAGAATTCGTACGGAGCGAGATTGCTTTTCAAAACAAGACCTGTTCGCTTATCTACTTGAGGCTGTGCAGCCTTTTCATAGAGTGCGCGTACACGTGCCGATAGGTCCTTATCATACTGGGAGCTATCAGGGTCAAATACCGGGAAGTCTTGCATTACTTGTAACGATTCTATATTTAGATTCGCATTCAGGTCGGCTACGTGCAAGTTAAACTCGCGCATTTCCATTTCCTGACGTAATATTTCGTTCGCGGCTTCTTCTTCTGATAGACCTTGTTCAGCTAGTTCTTCGGCAGTTTCAACACGATATACTTTCGCATTCTGTTGTTCGACTTCTGCTCTAAGCTCATTGCGCTTAGATACTAGCTCGCGTATTTCAGTTTGAAGTGCTTGTTTTCGAGCTTCTGCGCCCTTCGCACGTTCAGCCTTGTCTTCTTCAGATTCTTCTCCATCAGCTTCAGCTTCCGCCTCTTCAGGTTTCTGGTCTTCGTCCGTATCGTCGGCTACGTCACCATCTTCCTTAGCTTTTTTCTTTTCTTCTGATTCCAATTCCTTAAGAATTTCCTTGTCGGCATTCTCTTGGTCGGTTGAAGTGCTAGTCTCTTTTGTTTCATCAACTGACGGGGTTGCTGTTGCAGTAGACTTATCGTCTGCATTCACGGCTGCGTTTACGTCTGCAGCTGGAGTTTCGGTTGAACTCATAAAGTGTTTACCTCAATTATTTTTAACGCCGTTACGTTGGCGTACGAGAGTCGAGATGAACTCTATAGGCTCGCAGACTTCCTAAGAATTAACCTCTTTATGCTTTTAATGTATCACGAATGTTTTCAAATGTAATCTTTTTTGCTGTAAATATCTTACGAACAAATTCCATCGCGTGTAATGCTTCCTTTTCAGTAAGTCCTTCAATCTTAGCAAGTATAAGTGTAGCTTCTACTGAATCGCACGCTAAAATCTCAGCGTCTAACCATTCAAACACAGCGTCAATAATAGCTGGATTGGTATTAAACAACAACTGGTCTTCATTTCGCTCTTGTACTACATCTTCTTGCTCTTCAGGTGAATATACTGACCCCTCATTGGGCATAAGCATAGAATCATCACCGATACCTTCTATATCAGAGTTATTAACAAACTCTTCTGGTGTATCTACGACCTTAGCTTCTCTCAACGGCTCGTTCTTCTTTGATTTCCGTGGCATGTTATAGCTCCTTTATTGCTGATTCAATCGCTTCTGCGGCTTCCTTAACCTGTACTATAGCCTTATTCATAGGAAAGTCTGGGAAAGACTTATCTTTTGGGTTTACTAATGATTCAAGCTGATTCTGTACAACTAATGTGTTGTGTAATGCAGCTTCAAGTACGGCTTTGATAGATTGTTTCTCTTGCTCGTTCATACTATTCTCCTAATAATGCGCTTAATACTTCTTCGTCAGTGGCACCATCTTTAAGCATAGCGATTGCTGTTGCTATCTGGTCTGTTGTGTAACCACGTTCTTGCAATGCCTTAATAAGCATTTGGTCGTCTTCATCTAATTCAGGTGTCAGATTGTCAAGTGGTTCTACTTCTTCGGTCGGTGCTGCAGTTTCTTCTGGAGTTTCTACGTCTTCCGTACCACTTGTTTCTTCTGGAACTGCACCCATAGCCGCTTGTTCGGCTTGGAGGTCTTGCGCAGCGTCCTGTTGCTCTAGTTCTACGTCAGATGGACCAGCTTGTTTACCAGCTACATCAACTTTCTTAATGTTAAGCTCTTGCTGCTTAGGTGATGTACCACCAGGCAAGCCAAGTTGTTCAAGTAATGCATTCTTAGATTCTTCAGGCAAATCATTAAACTTAGCAAGCAATGTCTTTTGAATATCATCTTGACCTTGTTGTTGCATAGCCTCTTGGATACCCATTTGAACCATCTCTTGTACCATTTCAGGTGTAACTTGTTCTTGTTCACCCTCTTTAGGAATTGGTTCACCAGTCTCTGGGTCAATATCATCTTCACTAGTAGGCATGATTTTCTCTGGGTCTTCAACACCAGACTTAACAACAATACGGTTAACAAGTTCTTTAGTACCATCTTTACCCATAAGTTCAGCCAATTGTGGGTATTTACCAGACAAGTCTAGCAGTTCAATCAATCGGTCACGTTCTGCCGCGTCGTCCTTAAGTGATGATGTGCTTGCGTCTACTTGGAATCGTAGTGATTCGGTTTCTGTATCAAAGTCAATACGAATCTTATTATCATCTGATACTGAATCAGGTTCAATCTTACGTAGTTTATCAGCTGTTTCTTGGTCAACTTGAATCTCTTGGATACCTGAGCGTTCTGCAAAGTATAAGTTAATCTCTGTTTCAGCTACATCTTCAAAACATGCTTCAAATTGTTTACGCATGTAGTTATCAGATACACCAAGCTTAGATTCCATTGCACTGATACCAGCAGGAGTCTTGCTAAACCCTGGGTTACCTACTTCTGATGACACACTAGTATCAGTTGAGCTGTTTAGATTAAGAATCTGTGACTTAATCAAGCCGTAGTTACTAGGAAATGACTCAAGACTCGATGTAGATAGGTCGACAGGCCTTACACTAGCGTTAGGGTCTGTACCTAGTTTCCATTGTGCTGCTGGCGCATACTTGATTATAGATGAACGAACATTACCCTTGATTTCCAAAGGTGGGTTCATTAAGAGTGCTCGCATGTATTGATATGCTTGTACTTCACTGTCAAGCAAGTTCTGCATACCGCCTGAAAGCTCTACGCTTCCCCTACCGAGTGGATTAGACAAATCTACGTTTGCATACATGTAGTGAATAGGAATGGCACCACGTGGGTCCTTGTTCTTCTTACGACGAGCTACGTTTTCACCATCTGGTAGGTCTGGAAAGAATGAATAGAATGTAGCACCAACACCACGTTGGAATGCGTGAATCATTTCAATCACTTCATTCTTTGTGTTCTTATCTTTCTCATTAGCAGTCTGAGCTTCTTGCTGCTTTTCTTTGACCATCTTCTTGGCAGTTTCAAGTACATCTAAGTCCCATGTAGATTCATACTTTTCACCACGCTCTTTAGCACGAGCGGCTAATCCTTTTTCCTTTTCAATAATCATGTCAAGGTCATTAGGTCGGAACCATGCACGAACAAGGATACAGTTGCTGTCTTTATCAGATAGCTTACCTGGTTCTAGGAATACATCTTTAATATAAGGAAGAGTGAAGTCTGTACCAAAGTAATCACCACGGTTAATAAATTGTACGAATACAGGCTGTGAACCATAAGTCAATACTTTAGATGTTAATGCCCAACACTTTTGAATAAGTGCTGCTGATGTATTGCTATTAGGTAAAATCTCATTCTCAAATATCCAGCCGGCTACAATTTCAATCCACTCGTTAGTGTCTGACTTAACCTTACCTGTAGGTATTTGTTGAATGATACGCTTTGGTTGTTCTTGAATAAGTGCGGCAAGGGTACCATCAGTAACTCGTGGTAAACCTTTAGCTATCCCTGGGTGTGGTCTGTTTCTTGCGATACGTTCGAACTCATCAAACGGTTGAAACAGTGGGGTCATGTGAGCTACATGACTGTCGTATAAATCTTTTAAATCTTCTTCTTTTATGTATTTGTAAGCCATATGATTCCTTTACTTCAGTCCCATATGCTTATTGGTAGCTGTTTGATTTTTATTGTAACACATTAACGTCCTACTTCCGTCCAGCATTTGACCACATAGAAAAACCCTTGTTCATTGCCAATTGCTGTATGTTCTATTCTAAACTCTGCTTTAGTCATATCACGAGTCTCTGCTCTGAATCGTAGAAACTCTTCAAGCACCTCTTTTTCATTAGTGACACGGACTCTCATTTCAAACCGGGTCTTAACATCAGTCTCATTACCATTGTGCATAGTTGCTGATTGAATCATCTTTGAACCAACACCATCAATCTTTGATGTTCGTTCTACCCTTCCATACTTAATGTCTTTGCTCATACTAATAAATGAATGACGAGGCAGGTGCCCTGTATTCCCTTTCTTTCTCGACTTCTTTTGGTCTCAAGCTTTCAAGTGCGTATCGTACTGCGTCTAAACAGTGGTCATTACCTTCTTCAGGTATCGTTAATATATTGCCATCTTTATCTGTTTTCCAGAAGTATTTGCGATACTCCTTAATCAGATGGACACTTCTACGCGTAACACTTATCTTCTGGTCTTGAACAAACTGTATACCTTGGTTGACTGAACCGGGTCCTTTATTTGCACCAACTAAACTGATTTGATATTCCCTTAATTCATCAATAGACTTAGGCTCTGCGCTATCTGCTACAACAAGCACTGATTGGTCTTCAAGGTTTTGTAGAAACTGAGCTAATCGTCTATTAGACTGACCAACAGCATACAACCGTTCATCTAATATGAACCCACCATCGTAGTAATACACATCAACAATAGCAGCCGGGTCTACTGAATAGCCAAAGTCTAAGCCTCTTCGCTCTAGTCGTGCATTGTGTGGTATCTCTTCTAATCCTATGTTCCAACCAGTGTAGATACGACCTTCCACTTCACCAAGCTGACCTAAGCCATAAACAGTCCACCAGTTCTTATTGTGTTTGTGTGATTCAATTTCAGATACTGTTATATCGTCTAATGCTTCATTGTCTTTGTATGTAACAGTCAAGAAGTCTATATCATCACGGTTAGGTAACATCTCAGTATAAAACCAAAACTCTTCTGATGGGTTCCAGTCTAACCATACAATCTCACGTGTACGAGTGATTAACTGGTCAACAATCTTGTAATCTAAGTTGTTTGCCTCATTGACAAATAGAACGTCACGACGAGGTCCGTGAGCTTTCCCATATGTATCCATTGATATAAACTGAATCTTATTACCACCGGCTTCAAAAGTATATTCATGCTTAGTGCCGTGCCATCTAGCGTCTTCCCAATATCCTCTATCCTTCATGATATTCTGAAAGTCTAACATAGCACCGCCCTCTAAGTGAGGATACGATTCAGATACTACTGATACTAACTTGTTGTAACGTCTTGGTGTTCCGTCTGGATTAAGTGCCTGACAATAATCAATAAGCCATACAAGAATGGAGATGGTTTTAGAAGCTGATGTACCACCGGCCACCGCTCTAATCCTTTTCTTAAGACCAAATACTTTTTCCATTGCCGTTACCGGTTGGAATGTGAATGGTCTACTTGCTTGTGCTGTCTCCACTCTTGCCTCCGTAAATAGGAGTAGGTAATGCTTTGCCGTCGCTTGTAAGGTCTAACTTATCACCATACTTCTTGGGTTTTTGTTTACTCATGAGCCACTTCATTGTGTCTATTTGAAGTCTGGCCTTCTGAATAGCATTTGAATCTTCTTTGGTATCTTTGATGATGTCCATCATTTCTTCAGCAAACGCGTCACTAGATTCTTCCTTTGCGCGTGCGTACTGGTCTCTTAGTTCTTTCTTATCCCTAAGCCATCTAAATATGGTTGCTTTTGTTGGCATTTCATCATCTTCACATATCTTTCGTAGTGATTGACCTTCACTGAGCTTATCGCATATAGAATCAAATAACTCCTGTGTGAATTCTACAGGTTTATTTCTCTCTCTATGTTCTTGCTCTTTTTTAGACCATGCCATATTTAAACTATAACACTATTTCTCGTGTACGATTAAATTGAATGTACCAAGTGCTGTATCCTGAATATCATCTATCGCAATATCCATTTGTGGTGCACCGATTTTTGAGATACAACGGGCGTCACCTACTTTTAACTTATACAATCTTGCAAATGACCGGGCATATTCTGCGCCGCCACCACTCCATACATATAATTCAGTGTTCTTAAACTTATCGAGTATACGAAACAACTCCACAATATCTTCATTGGGGTCTTTACATGTATCTGTACAATTACATCTCAGAGTACCATCAACATCAAAGGCTATTTTAACCTTCTTCATTTTGTCTCTAGCTAATCCTAATGCTTCATTTGCACTGATTTCTGGCCACATATCGTCTTTACTCACTGAAATATGCCTCTATCAATCTATAAAGATAGTTTTTACTACTATGACTTAGGTTTATGTCCATCTTTGGGTTTTCGAACCTTAGATGTGCGACGTAACCTTTTTCCCACTGTACTATTACCACTGATACCGGATTCATTTAATTCTTTCTCCGCTTGCTTTCGCATGTCATCAAGTCGCTTCTCTTCGGCTTCTACACCTTCTTTGAATGCTTTAACGACTTTCATCATGTCTGTTTTAGTGAATTTATCCATGTTGTCTGTAGCAACTGGCAATTGGACGCCTGTTACATCGTCCATCAATACAAACTTGTACCTATATTCAGGTCTAAGCTGTGATTCTTCTTCGATTGGCTCTACTTGAGTAACTTCATTCATCTTAGATTGCAAGTTCGTCAATAAGCTTTCGTATTTTTGAATTGATTGCCGCAACAGAGTCTGCTGCAAAACCAATGTGTGGAACTGCTTCACGGCCTTCCTTTACTGAGTTTTCTGGACTTCTATGCGATACCGGGTCTAATCGGTTCTCAAGCATGCGAACTAATTCAGTTGTTTCCATTAAATTACCAAATAATCGGTCTAATTCACTTGGATTCTTAAGTTGTGCACCAATTGATGTTGACGCCATTGCCTTTTCTTCTTCGTAAGCCATTACTTTTCACCCTTCTCTTTGATTAGTTTTTCAATTACATCTTGTGCTGTGTCTATAAGCTCATACATATCTTGTAGTTCTGGGTGTGGGCTTGAACGATTCAAGTTACCAATCCAAGCTTTGACTTGAAACAAGTGATTATGCAAATAAGTGAAAGTAACCGGGTCTTCAGCGGTTACAGGTAGTTCGGTAATCATCTTTTTTGACATTTATTACCCTCTCGTTAGTTAGTGATACACATATTATATCGCGTTTATGCCTGTAAGTCTAGACTAATTTTATAGATGTAAATGGGACTTTTTTAGACTTTTTTCAACAAAAGTGTTTACAAGTGAATGTTTTTCATGTACAATAGTAAACATTAACTTAACGAAAGGTTAACCATGAACAAATTCACTACTAATGTAAGCACCTTTGACCACAAGTTTATTGGTATCGTTGCACTTTGCGAGCGATATGAAATAAAGATGGAAATCACAAAGGTTATTGATTACCGCGATGGTGTGGTACAAGTAGAATTCACCGGGTTTGGTGAAGACATTGAATTATTGAAGTCTGAAGAAGAATTGGTTGAGGCCTAACATGCCTTATGTTAAAAAGACCAATAAGGTGCTATCAGACGAGCACCGAGCCAAGATTGCCGAAGGTATGCGTAAAGCAAGAGAAGCTAAGTTAGCAAATCAGAACAATAATATAAGCGAGGGTAAAAGTATGACAAAACCAACTGAGCAGAAGGCTGTACCAGACGCATTAAGCGTTCTGCTTGGGTCTATCAGTGAACAAGTAACAAAGCAAATTGATGAAACCGTAACAGGTGAATTTGCTGAACTGCGCAAGCAGCAACAACAAAATGCAAAGCTTGATGTTACTTATAATGGTAAGACTAATACAGTTCAAGGTCTTCGACACGTTCAATTAGATGAGCTTATTAAAATATCAGCAATGCGATTGCCTATTCTATTAGTAGGTATGGCTGGTACTGGTAAAACTCATGCTGCTGAGCAAGTTGCTGAAGCTCTTGGTCTTGAACATTACACAATGAGTGTTGGTGCTCAAACATCTAAGTCTGACATAATCGGATTCATTCATGCAAATGGTGGATATGTTCCTACTCTTTTCCGCAAAGCATATGAAGAGGGTGGTGTATTCTTGATGGACGAAATTGACGCAGGTAATGCTAATGTACTTATCCAAGTTAATGCTGCTCTATCAAATGGCTTATGTGCTTTCCCAGACAAAATGGTTAAGAAACATCAGGACTTTGTATTTATTGCCTCAGCTAACACTTATGGAACTGGAATGAACCGTCAATATGTCGGTCGTAACCAATTAGACGCAGCTACACTTGACCGATTCACTATTATTGATTGGTCTGTTGACGCTAAGCTTGAAGAACAGCTAGCTATTGGTAATGATGGTAACAGATGGTATGAAACAGTTAAGACTGTTCGTAATTTTGTTGAGAAGCATAATATACGAGCTCTTGTTACACCTCGTGCAACTCAAAAAGGTTCAGCTCTATTACAAAATAGATTTAAGATTGAAGAAGTAATACCTGCTGTACTGTTAGGTTCTATTCCTGAAGATAAAAAGGAAGAGATTACTAAATTAGCAATTGAAACATACGAAGGAAAACCACGCCAAAAAAAATCCTAGGGGTCAGTCCAAAGCCCCAGACGCCGGAATCGTCCAGTGGGCTAACAAGCAAGGTTACGGGCACATCGGGATTGACCCCGCAAGAGGAGGAAGCATTTCTAAAAGCGCTTATGGGATAAAGACTAGCCAAGTATTAGACCAAAGCTTAATTGAAAAACTAAACCAATACCGCCGCAAGACTGGTGAAAATTATGGAGACTTCCATTTTGAACCAGGTACAGGAAACTGGTGGTACGGTTCGAAAGGAATATAGAATGATAATTGATTCAAACATCATCACAGACGCAGACTTTTCGAACCATTATGTGGTTGGTAAAGCTGCAAAGGCTACTAAACTATTAAAGAAGGGTGAAAGAATATCTATCTTTGATGGTGTCAATACAGCACTAAACTATGTGAAGGAATACTTACCAACACCTGGTGCAAATGATTCAAGTGATAACAGAGGCGAAGGACGCTTTAATGCTTTTAATAGCTTTAATGAAGCAATGGATACTTTCCTAAATAATCCTACATCTCTTGTTAAATATGAACGTGGTGAAATGAACCCAACAGACTTTCACGAACAAGGTAATGATATTGAATACGATGTTACCGGTGATTATATAGATGTTGGCCGCGTGCTTGAAGGAGTGCCAGAACACTTTGGTCAGCTGCACAATGGCAATCCTAGAAACCGTCGTGTTAGACTGATTGTTAATGTAGGCCATTTACACTATGTAAACGCACCAGACATACTTCACCGGTCAGAACGAATCATTAGACTTGTTGATATGCTTGAAAGTGCACACATCAGAACTGAGATTATAGGAGTATACAGCTCAGACAATTCTCATACTGAAATAACAGTGAAAAGATTTGACGAATCATTAGTAATTGAAGATGTTGCTGTTGTCACACACCCAGAATTCCCACGTAGAATTATGTTTAGAATATCTGAATACTCTGACACACTAAGCTATGGTTATGGCCAATCAACACATTTGAATAATGGTGTAGACTATTTCAAATCAATGTTTAATGATGAGTTGACAGTTTACATTGAAGGCAATATTGAAGGTAAAGATATTGACAAAAAGTTTGACCAATTAGAAAAGGACCTCGAAGAAGAATTATCTCTCGACGTCCCTAGTAAAATGCTTATGCGCGTTAGTCAAACTGACAAAAATTTAAGCATAGACATAAATGCACTATTAAGTGGATTTTCAATAGGCTTCTAAAGTACTATTTCACGCAATTTAGGAATGGAATAACCAACCATTCCTTTTTTTGTATCCTCATTGTACGTTAATGGTACCGTCACACCGTACAATGCACTTAAGGCAGTATAAGTATCACCTTCAGCCATTTTAACGCGATACGGGACTCCTATGTGGTCCAAATATTTCATAACCATAGGGCAATAAGCACAATTCTCTCGTTTATAGATTACTATCATCGTTTGGTTCTATCCAACCTCCTGGCTCTTCTTTTATTACTAAACCACAAAAGCGACAGTATTCTTCTTCTGCCACTTCGTCCCATATCATGTCATGAGGGCAATTATCTATTGGTATTTTTTTGCTGCTCATCTTGCAAATATTTCATTACGATTCTGTCAAGCTCGCGCTTTACTGCTATTATACTTGGCATGTCAAATGGATTAGTCATATCATTTAAAAATACCCTAGCTTGAATCTCTGAAATAATACCGGCTGAATATAAATTATCAATATCACGTAACACTTGCTGTGAAAACTTTAATTGCTTAATAGCAAAATAACTTGACACTAAAAAGTACAAGTTTATTGCCAGTATTATCCATAAAAAAATCATTAGTCTTCCTTTTTAGGTATCACATCTTCAATGTAATCAACGATGTATTTGCCTTCTGCTTTAGCATTATCTTGAATTCTTTTGTAGGTTGCTGGATATACAGCCAAACGCTGGTAAACTTTACGCAAACTTTTTGGAAGTGGCGGTCTACCTTGTTTTTTAGCTTTCTTCATTTTCTACTCCTACCTTAGTAACTTTTATACCGGCCTTTTTAAGAAACTCTAAGCTATCTGTCTGCTGAAATTCTTTCTCATAAACAACTTCACTAATACGAGCCGACAGAATAACCTTAGCACATCGAAAACATGGCACGTGTGTAATTACAATTGTACAACCTTCTGTAGCAATACCTTTAGCGGCACAATAACCAATTACATTAACTTCAGCATGCATTACTTCGTCTAATGTTTCACCGGTCTCATCTTCACAGGTATTATCAAAACCAGTTGGCATACCGTTATAACCATTAGTAATTGAACGGCCATCACGTACGAGTATTGCACCAACTTTTAATTTATTAGCATACGATTCTTGAGCCGTACGCTTTGCCATATCTAAGTGAAGTCTAATTAGAGAAGATTTCATCTAGTACCCCATGATTGTCGGAGTGGTCCGGTGCTTTCCAGCCTTCAGGCTTGATTAGGTCAAATCCACCTGACGATTCACGACCAGG